ATATAAAGCAATTGTTGGATTTTGATCCTTCTAGTATTTTGGAGTTTTTTCTAATATATTATAATTACCCAGAGGATGATTTTAGTTTTGTTGCAATATCCCCATCTTCTAACGGAATTGAAACAGGAATTATATGGCAAGGTATACAATATTTACCAATGCCAATTGAAGGTGAAGCATTTAGGACAATTGGCGAACAAGAACTCCCTAGACCGAAAATAAGAATTAGTAATAAAGATTTTTTTATATCTAGATATATTGCTAAATTTGGAGATTTAACGGGTGCAAGAGTTATTAGAAAAAGGGTATTTGCTAGATTTTTAGATGATGCAAATTTTGATGGCGGTAATCCATTTGGAGGAGAAGATGTAGATAACGGTTTGCCAGATGAAATTTATTATATAAGCCACAAAACAGTAGAAAATAAATCGATCTTAGAATTTCAATTAGCTACGCCTCTGGACATGGAAAATTATAAAATACCTAACAGAGCTGGATACTCTAGATATTGTTCTTGGATATATAGAGGATATGGATGCAGATATGCGGGAACACCCAAAACAAACAAAAATGGAGAACAATTTGCAGAAAATTTAAAATCCAAAGGTGCTTGGTCTAGGGATGGAATTTCTTATGCTGTTAATGATTATGTCTATATAGAAAATAAAGCGTATATGTTAAGAGATGAAGATGCAACCGAAATAATAGATTCAGAATTAAATAAAGGTATAAAAATTTTTTATGTATGCAAACAAGCTCATATATCTAGTGCAAATGATTTCCCAAGTTTTTCTGATAAGTGGGAAAAAGATGCGTGTAAAAAAAATACCAATGCTTGTGGTTTAAGATTTAACAATCCATTGCCATTTGGAGGATTTCCTGGAACTTATGAATATAGAGCCCAAAGATAATAAAGATTTTTTAAATGATGCCATAGATTACTTTAATAAAAATTCATTTAAAGAAATGTGTGGTTTTATATATTTTCAAAATCAATTTAAATTTGAAAAAGCAACCAACTATTCAAATTCGATTGATTACTTTGAAATACACCCTGCTGAATTTTTAAATTTTAAATTAAATAAAAATTTAGTAGCGATAATACATTCCCATGTAAATGGGGACGAAAATTTATCTCAAGAAGACAAGGAAAGCTCTGAAAACTGTTTATACCCTTATTTAATATATTCAACTAAAACAAAAAAGTTTTCTTTTTACTATAAAGATGATTACGAACCAAAAATTGAATTAATAAAAAAATTGGAGAATTTAATAAATGATTATTAATTTACATGGAAAACTTGGACAAAAATATGGAAAAGTCCATAAATTTAAAGTCAGAAACGCAAAAGAGGCTGTGGATGCCTTGTGCGCTAACTTTGAAGGCTTTAAGAGAGACTTAAAAATAATGCCTCAACGTGGTATAATATATAAAGCTATTACAGAAAAAAATAATGTCTGTAAAGAAATGTGTGATTACTATGAAAGAAGCGAAGTGATAGATATAGTGCCATCAATTTTTGGCTCTGCCGTGGGCGGATTCATTGTCTCTGCGGTTTTTGGACAAACATTTGCTGCTAGTGTTGGTGGCCTTGTTTTGGGTGCCGTTATAAATATTGGAATAGCTATATTAGTAAATGCTGTAATCGCTCTACTTTTTGCCGTGGAACCACTAAGTGAAATTAGTCAAGCGGCTGACGCACAAACAGAAAGTTATCTTTTTAATAATAATGATAACAATGCAATACAGGGATTCAGAGTTCCCTTAATTTATGGCCAAATAAGAGTTGGAAGTTCAATCATATCAACAAATGCAAAGGCTTTAGATGTGAGTATAGAGGTATAATTATGCACACTTTTACAAATATATTTAAAAAAATAAAAATTCGTGGAAGTGGTATTTTTAGTAGGAAAAAGGCAAAAGATCCACCGCCATCTCAAATAATACCACCAGATAGGACTAACGCAAAAGAGTCTTATGCTGTTAGTAGAGCTATAGACCTTGTGTCTGAGGGCCCAATTGAGGGTTTAGTAGATAGAGATGGAAGAGTTTTGTTGGGAGAAGATGTAAATAGAGAATTTGAAACACCCAATCTAACAATATCTGGACAACCAGGATTAATACTCAAAAACTTTAATGATAAATTTTTAAACAAGTCATATAAAAGAAACACGGAAGTTAAAAAATTACCTAAAGCCTCCAAAGATATAAAAATTTTACTTATAATGGATTTCAGTAGTTCAATGAACTCCGAAAATAGCGAAATTGCTAATTCTATAGAAGAATTTGTAAAAGTCCTTAGAGCTGGTCCATATAATAAAGTAAAAATTGCTATGTTTGGTCAAAGCGGTCAACAGGGCAATTTTGTTAGTGTTGGCTTTACGGATAATTACGATAGTCTAAGAAATCTAGTAATTGAAAACAATGGTCAGGGCTCGGGTCGCGAATTGCATAATGCAAATTTTATTAATGCTATTAATGCATTTGGCACCGCAGATGAAGTAGTGATACTTACTGATGAAAGAGGAGACGATCCTTTAAATTTAAATACTGCTTTAAATCTTGCTTTATCAAACGGAGTCCGTGTTCATTGCTGTCAGTTTGCTAAAGTCGATGAATTTATTAGTTTTCTTGGTTCTGGACATAAAAGATTGGTTGATGCGACAAACGGAACTTTTAACACTAGTCTTCAGATTGAAGTAGGGGCCCGTGGAGTCTTTAGAGAAGTAACTCAGTTTATTGCAGATAACGCTTATATAAAATATAATTATGAATCTTTTACGGGTGCTAGCTATGGATTATCTAAAAATACGGAAGTTTTTACAATTATTCATAATAGTAGTGAGTGGCTTATATCAAATTTAAGTAGAACAGAGACATACTGGATATTGTCTGCAAGTGATGATATCTATACAACAGAAGAATCTTTATTCGAAAGGCTAACTCAAGCTGAAAGCTCAGAATGGATTAGGCGAAGTGGCAGTGGATCTATTGGCAAAATAATAAATTATAACTCATATACACTCGACAGAGGTGTTTTCTTTGATGATGTTCCATTAAAAACAGAGGAAGTTTCTAATTTTTCAAAATATAAATTATCTCTTAGAAAAGGTGGAGAATTTCAAGAACAAACATCATTTATTGATAAAGCTACAACGCTTTTTAAATTTAATTTTAAATTACTGGGACCTTTTGTTGAGGGAGGAAGTGCAAGATCAGGAACTGGAAATTCTGACCAAAGAAGAGGAGGAAACTTTGCTCAATGGAGAAATTATACGCCAATTAGAGATAGCGCAATTCCTTTTATACACGAGATATCTCACGAAAATGTAGGTTCTGTTGATATTAATATGGTCGTAAATCAGCTTTTTGACACTCAAGCTACAGGATCAGTTGACGATGCAAAAAGAGGAAATGCAAAAATGGGTAGACGTAGGGCTACTACTATAAATTTACAAATAAAACTTGTAGAATACAAAAAAGATGGAACAAAAATAACTACAAATCCTACATTTAATTTATCGAATACAGACAGCAAAGGATATTCTACGAACACGACTGGAAGAATTAGTTTAACTGGTCTTGTAACAAGTGCATATGAATTTACAATTAAAGATATAGAATTACCAGAACATCAAAGTGATACATTATTAAGACAAATAACCGTAGAAAAAATTGATTCAGAAACTCTTTCGACATTAATAGGAAGACAAGCGTTGGTAAGTTCAATAGCAGAAAAAAATAAATTTGAATTTTATTATCCACTTTCTGCTTTGGTAGCATCTGAAATAGATGCAAGAGCTATAGATAATTTGCCAACTAGAACGTTCGCCTTAAAGGGTAAAAAGATTTTAATTCCATCAAATTATTTTCCGATAGATGATTTTGGATTTGATAGAAGATTTTCTGAAGATGGAAGCTCTGCGGGTAATTTAATATATGATGGAACCTGGGATGGAACTTTTAAACTATCTTGGTCAGATAATCCAGCTTGGATTCTATATGATTTATTAACCAATTACAGATATGGAACAGCTACTTATAATAGAGAGTTAGATAAAATAAATATTTGGTCATTGTTTGAAATAGGCAAATATTGTGATGCTGTTGATAGTGATGGGAGATTTGTAGGATTATCTGATGGGTTTGGTGGTTTAGAGCCAAGATATTCTTTTAATCAATCACTAAATAGAGATGAAGACGCATATAAAGTTATAAAAGACATATCAAAAACGATGAGAGCTTTAGCTTTTTATCAAAATTCTCAAATACAATTTAGGATTGATAAGCCAGAAGACCCTGTTTTATTTTTTAATAATTTAAATGTAAGAGACGGCTTGTTTACTTATTCTGATACATATAAAACATCTAGGATGACCGCTGTAAATATAAATTTTTTAGATAAAAGAAATAATTATAGATTAAGATCAGAATATGTTGAAGATGAAGATGGCATACAAAAATTTGGATACAACAGAAAAACATTAGATGGTTTTGCAACAACTTCAAGAGGACAAGCGTTAAGATCCGCAAGGGCAGCTCTTTTTCAGACAAATAATGAAACAGAAACGGTTTCTTTTGAGTGTGGTCATGAAGGGCTATTTTTACAACCTGGAGATATAATAAAAGTAGAAGATCAATTAAAAAATATAAAACAAAATTTTGGGAAATTTTTAGGTGTTAGTGGATTTCATGAATATACTAATGGTCCTGGATTTACTGCATTTTTAGTAGATAAAGAGTTGAGTAGTATTACGGGTTTAATTGAAACTGGATCAAATATAACTTTATGTACAGCAAGAGATACTACAAAAATTAAAGATCTTTACGATAAAAAAAGAGACATAGCACTATTTCCAGAAAGAGGAGATTTTATATCAGATGAAGATGTGTCTGGATTAAAAAATCCTCAAATTTCAAAGTTTCAATTAGATACAGGAACTAACTTTATAGAAGAATTTGATGATCATTTACTATTTAGATTGAACACTGGGCAGGAGTACCCTATAGATGTTAATGATTTCTTTCCTAATTCTCATATATTAGTTCAAGTAAGTGGCAGAAGTGAAAAACATTACAAAGTATTAAATGTAGAGGAGAATGCAGATAAATTTTATAGTGTTGGTGCAATAAGACACCATACTGGAAAATTTGAATTTATAGAAAAGGGAGAAAATTTTGATAAAGATTTAGATAGCTTTGATACACCTATAAAAACGAATATATTTAATAGACCCAATAAACCTCTTGGGATATCAACTGGAACAAAAACTTTAGATTTCAATGAAGGTGGCGCAATAGATATTCCAATATTTATAACTGGAAATTCTACAAATCCAGGCGATCAATTTGCACTATTTTTGACAAAGCCTAATGGTCAAACAAATACAAACCCAATTTTAGTAACAAAAACTGGAGATGTAACAAGCTTCACTTTACAGGATTTGAAACAAATAGGAATTTATGAACTTGAAACCTTTTCTAGATTAAGTAACGTTGGTTTACGTTCACAAGACTCAACAGACATATCATTTAACTTAAATTTTTCTGATTTTAATTTTGATACTCAAGATGATAACTATCTTGGTTATAAAAATATTTCTTTAGATAATGCATACGATCAATCATACTTAACTGGATCTGGAGCACATTTTGGGACTGGAGAGGCACTTAATGCGTATCCAAGAGATAATAATAATCTTTTTAGTCGAATAAATTTAGATATAATTGATAGATTTGGAGATAGTGCATTTAACAATGAAAAAAATTATGACATTGATCAAAAAATAAGTGCCAGATATGGTAATTTAGTTTTTAATCAGGATGGGACGAATAGTTTAAATGGAGTCATTACTGAGGTTGAAAACTTTAAAAATTTAAATAATGACGAAGTGTTGGAAATAACAACTGAAGAAATATTATCTGGAATTGGATACACGGGAGATGGAAGATTTAAAATTAAATCAACTTTAGATGTCGAAATTGCAGAAATTTCAGGAATAAATTTTGAAAGCGGAATACAAAGTGGATCTTTTGCAGGCTCATTTACTGGTACACCAGTTTTGCTTTTTAATCATCAATTTATATCTGGAGAAGTATTTAACGATATCAAACCATTAGTTATAAATGAAGTTTCTGAAAGTGGATTTAAAATATCGTCTTTTGCAACTGGAAATCAAGACTATAAATATGTAGCTGTCTCTACTGGAGATTTTCAATTAAATAGGGGGCGGGATAGCTCTTTAGATGAGATTTTGTTAGAAGTGAGAAAAATAGATAAGACAGGTCTAGGTTTTCAACAAGTAAATTTATCACAAGATTTTCTTGGTATACCTGCTATTCATATACAATCTCAAGATGGAATTTATCCAAGTCAAACATATGTGACTGGAGTTACAAAAACTGGTTTTGCTTTTGACGCAATTAATTTAAAATCATTTAAACAAACAGGTAGTTTTGGGTATCTTGCAATAGACACAGGCGCTTACAACATTAACGAAGAAATTTTACCTGGTGCAATTAATTATAGAGTTCAAACAACTGGAAATTTTGTTTTTGGAACTGGAAATGAAGTAGCGAATGTATTTGAAACAGGCGCTGATATAGATAACATTTTTTCAATAATTCAACCATTAGAAAACCAAACACCAGATACATTTTCTACTTTTAATAGTGGAGATACAGCAGTAAAATTAATAAAACAAAATATTAATTCAGAAACGGGAAGTGGAATTTTAGCAAATGGTTCTAGTGGCGTTATCGTATTATCAGGTCAAAATACCCTAACAAATAATATTGGAATTGAAGACTTTTCAATATTCTTTAATCTAAAAGAAAGCACAACTGGAAAGTCTGTAATTGTATCTAAATTTTTAAATTCTGGCTTTGAGGTCTTTTCTAAAACTGGAGATCTTAAATTACATATGTCTGATACAAATGGCAATAGCGGAATATTTAATTTAACAACTGGGGTAGGATTTAATAATACATCAGGACGAAAAAATCATTGTGTTATAAACGTGGATAGAAATTCTGGAGTAAGAACTTTTGTAAATGGACAAGAAAATTTCTTTAATACTGGAATTACTGAGGTTACTGGAAATTTGAGTAACAATAATGAAATATCATTTTTGGGAGACAGTAGAGGAAAAAATCCCGATCATGGATATAGCTTGTTTAATCTTAATGGAAACTCTAGTCAGTTTGTAGTTGATGTTGCTAAGCATGGCACAAATTTAACTGGCTCGTTTACGGCTAATGATATAGTAACTGGCAAGCTTCTTGAATTTGTTGGGGTAGCTGGAATTGGAACTGTAAGTAAACTTTATGATCAGTTTGGAGATAAAGATGCCTCACAAACAGAAACGGGTAACCAACCAACTATTGTTAGTGGCGGGGCTGTCATAACTCTTCGTGGTAAGCCAGCTATGCAATTTACTAGATCAGATGGCAACCTAAGTGGAGCTACAGTGTTAAACATTAAAACTAATGCATTTGGCGATACAGATCCAGGATCAACTTTAACTAACCATATTAGCGGAGTAAGTGGTTTAGAAACCTTTGCATTAGCATCTTTTGATACAGTAGTTACGAACAATACAAATACAGCTTCAGCCTTCATAGCAGATTTTATTTTAGGAGAAAATTATAGCTTTGGAAAAAGAGATTTCGGTATTGGCGCTGGAAAATTTGGCAGTGATGATGCAAGATTATATTTGTATCATGAAAGAGATCAGGATAACACTTTCGGTGGATTTAGCATCGATGAAGATACCGATAATACAAAAGATGGATTTGGTTACAGCGGCAATATAATTTCTGTAGGCAACGACACAAGATACTTAATAAATGCATTTGCTGGATTAAATACGGGAGTTGGTTCAGGATTTATTGGAATTGGAAGTGGATCTGATTATGTATCTGGATTTGTATCAACTGGCAGAAATAACTACTTAGTTGGAACAATTGGATCAGATCAATCATTTGATAAATCTTTCCAAGGTAAATTGCAAGAGATATTATTTTATACATCTACTTTTGGTTTTGCGGATGAAGAAAGAGAAAAGGTAAAGAATAATATAAATAAAAAACTAGCTCAGTCTGATGAACTAGATTATCTTACAAATGAATATTCAAATGTATTTACTGATTATATAGGCATTACAAAAGATATTTTAACAGAAGAAGAAATACAAAACACACAATTTATTACTGGGGTTCAAAATTTAGATAACCAGATATCAATTTTAGATTTAAGTCTAGGCACTGGTAATATATCGAATTTGACTAACTTATCAGATTTTGTAAAAATAAAAAATAACATAACAAACATAACGCAAGAAGAAGTAACATCAATTTCAGGAAATGGAGATTTTAATTTTGTAACAATTACTGGTACAAATTTTGGATCTTTATCCACACAAAAAGTACAAGAACAAAATACTTTTAATTTTGTAGATAATCGTAATCTTTTTTCTAATTTTAGAAAAATATTTTCTGTAACAGGTGAATCATCAGTTCCAGTAGGTGAAAAAATGTCAGTAGATTCTGATGGTAATTTCTTATTTGTCGGCTTTTCTGCGGATCAAGGCAATACAGGAGTTGTAAGAATATACGATTCTCAAAATGGAAATGATATTCAACAAATTACTGGAGGATTAGGCACTGGAAGACTTGGTTCCGATTTATCTGCTAAAACATTTTTTGATAAAACAGTATTGTTTATTGGAAATCAAGGGAGTGGACAAAACGACTCAGATGGTCAAATACATATGTTTCATCAGGTTGGATCTGAATTTGTTTCTGGGTTTACTAGGGCAAGTGGAAGTGGTATAGGAAATGTTTTGAAAATTAGTAATTCTTTATTTACTGGAGACAGAGCTGATGCCACAATTAATAAAGTAGAAAATGATACTGGTATATTGGTATCGCGTGGAGCGCAAGCTGTTTCAAATGCAGGAACTCCAGATAATATTTTTAGAACTGGAGTCTTATTTATAGATAAAATAACTGGAGGTGGATCTGGGTTACAAGATCTTGAATTTGATAATAGTAGTGATGCTAATAATTTTTATGCTACAACCACACCATTAAATGATATTTTTGCGAATAGATCTGTAGATGGTATTCACCCATTAAGTAACGGATATACAATCAATCTTGTTGCTGAACAAAGTGGAGACTTAAGTTTTGGAGAATCTTTTGATTTTAATAATAGATATTTATTAGCTAGTCATACAGGGCCAATTTTTAATAGAGATGGAACACTTGGTCCTGACACTCTTAGTGGTAGTGGTTTTGTGCAAATATATGAATTTAATCAGACAAATGGAGATCAAGATTTTATCGATGCACAAAAATTTACCGTACTTGATGAAACAAATGGTTTGCTTAACAAGAATAATGGTTTTGCAGAAGGGTTCAATTCTATTTCAATTAATGATAACAATATAGCTGCTATAATAAGTCGTCGCGCAGGAGTTTCCCAGTCTGGATTTGTTAACATAGTGCATATAACAGGTGTTGAAACTCAGCTTGGAGCTGAATTTATAACAGGTATAGACTTGGCAAATTTAGGGTTAGGTCATTCAAGAATGACAAAACTAGCTAATGAAGACTATACTTTTGTAAAAATAACAAATGACAGATTATTTGTTTCTGCAATAAGTGGCAATAGTCCATCAACAGAAAATGATGGCGCCGTTCATATTTTTGAATTTAGCGGTAGCGGATCAAATGGATTTAATTTAATTCAATCAATATTTGGATTTAGCTCTAATTTTGGAGTTGATATAGCAACAGGAGATAATAAAATGTTATATGTAGCAGATAGAAGAAATAATACAGTTACAGCATTTAAAGATGAAAGGGTTATTAACATATAATGAAAGCTTTACATTTTAATTCAAATTTAGAAAAACTAAATCCAATCCAAGATGTTGAGCTATCCTTTTCTGTTTCGGAAAATGCTGTTTCTGGATTATCTGGTTTTTTAAGTGGGCAGGGAAAGTTTATGATACAAAGGCCAGAAATAAATGTGACTGGAGTTACTTTTAGTGGGCTTAATTCGGCTGTTGATTTTGCAGATACTAGTGTGCAAGATCAAGTAAACATAAGTTTAGGCATAAGCGGAGGAAGTGGATTTAATAATAATGATAAAAGTGGTATTTTTAATATAGAAAAAATACATGTGTTTACAGGAATATCGCAGTCTGATTTAGAAACAAAATTTAATATTTTAAATCCAGATATAGTAAAAAATATATCTTTATCTGAAATAAATCAAAATATTGATTTTTCAATAACTAGCGATGAGCTTAATAATAATACAGACGAAATATTTTATAAATTTTTACCTTTCGATAGAATTAATTCTGGAAATAACTTTTCAGATATAATTAGTGGTTCGATGTTAACCTCAAATTTTTTAAATGATATAGAGGGTGTATCAGGATTTACTGGGACTACATTTACTGGAGAAGAGTTGTATATTGATAGAAGTGGAATTGATGGATCAATAATAACATTATTGGATATTAAACTTGATTCAACAACAATAAATTTATCTGGGAATTGTGAAACGGTTTCATTTAATAAAAATATTGTTGATGATTTTTCTATTAATTTATTTCTTAGAACCGAAAAAGAAATAATTTTAACTGGGTTTGCTGGCTTACCAAGTGATCAGAAACCTACATTTGTGGATGTAGCAATAGAGGAGAGTCACGATGGATCAGGAAATGCAAAAATAAGCGGTAGATTTTCCGAACATGTAGTTTCCCGAGATCCAGATACAAATCTTTTTTTCGTCAGAAAAGTATCATAAATTAATATAGTAACTACTGGGGTTTAATTTAAATTTATTTTTAAAAGCAAATCTTTCTAATTTTTCATTATTAAATGCATTGGAGAAAACAACTTTATCAAAATAATTATTTTTTGCGTAATTTAAACCATGATTAAACAAAGCAACAGAGTGTTTTTTATTGAAGGACACCCAAAAATATTCACTCAAAACTTTCTTGGCTGATTTTTCTTCGAATGAAGTTAACCACCAAAGAATAGATTTAACATCTAAATTTTTTTCTTGAACATAAGTGCAATAGCATAACCTAAAGTTTACAGAGTTTCCCCAAAAAGATTTCATACTTTCATGATTTATAGGAAAATCGTCGCCTAAAGAATTATATATGCCATTTAATCCAGACTCATTACAGGATAAAAAATTGTCATATATCTCTAAAAACTCAAGGTGATTTTTTGCTACTTTTATCAAAACAATTTAAGTAATTTTCTACATTCTTTTGCTGGAATATCCTTAAAATTTTTCCAAGTTTTAATTATCTCTGGATCATTTTCATATTTGCCGTCTCCATAAAGCTTTCGTAGCTCATTTAGGAAAGAATTGAAGTCAGTGCCCGCTTTTTCCTTCAAAATTCCTTGTGGGCTAATATCTTTAGCTGTAGAGGATGTAGGAACTTCGATAGGGGACTTGTTCTTAGATGAGTCGATCTCGTCTGCACCAACGATGTGAATACCCAAAAAGTTACGGACAGCACGAACAAATGCACGATTTTCTGCGATACATTCTAGAAACTTAGCTGCAAATCCATTTGTATTGTGAATTGTAGCATTAGCAATAGAGGAAAAATAAACACCTCCAATATCTCGTTCGGCGGCGGTTTCATAATTTGAAATAAAATCCACCAAGCAACGAACAACCGACCTTTCGTCAGAACTTTCTTCAACAACATAAGACACAGAATTGATACCACGAAGCTTTGCGAGTTCCTTGATTCCGCCAAGCTTGATCAAAAGTTGAGAGTCATCCAAGCCTTCAATAGAATCTGGAACTGGCATCTTGCGCATCTCAAACCAATCCTTGTTTGGATATAGATGCTCTGGATTGATCATAGCTCGCCAGTTGACGGAGCCATCCTCGTTAAAGATATATTCAACAGACTCAAGGAGTCCGTGTTCATTGCGCTTCCAGATATCTGGGCCATATAATTTATTCTTCGTCATATAAATATAAACTTTCTAATTCTTTAGATGAAATATCATCATAAAGAAAATTATTAGATTTGTCAAGTCTTTTTGAGGAAGATTCGGAAGGATAAACTTCTTTATCAAAAATAAATTTTTTCTTAGATAAAAACTTTGAAGCTTTAACTTCTGCATAATTTTTTTTATCTTCAATCACGGTATAATCAAAGTATTTTAACCTAACATCTGAAATTAAATTATCTTCCTCACATGAAATAATAACATTAATTTTTTTATTTTTTAAAATTTTAAAAAAATTATTTAAATTTATATTTTGATGGACTTTTTTATGTTTAAAAATAATTTGTTTAAGATTTGTCATTGCGTTTATCTGATCTAAAGAAAGCTCTTGAGACAAATATAAATTAACAAGACTAAATTTTGTCCAAGAAATAATATTGTCAATATCAAAATGTAAATCGCCACGAATGTTAATGGGTTTGCCTTGTAATTCTTTTGCAAGTCCTGAAAAATTAGGAACTAATTCAATTAATTCATTTTGAAAATTTTCTCCAGCTTTTATCGTTTTGAAAGAAATTTTTTTATTTATATCGAGTTTATCAAAAATTGCCTGAGCTATTTTTTCTGGTTTTATTTCATTTATTCTTTTAGGGATTTCTTGATCAGAAAAAGAAGGCTTTAATTCACTAAAGTCTGGAGTTAAAATTAATGCATGATTAAAAGAATTAAAATTATTCTCATATAAATTTGGTAAAAGAGAAACTGACGGAACTTCGTAAGAATCTGCTAAATTAACATAATGATTAGAAAGACCAAAATATAACAAAGAATTTTTAATAAAATAATTTTTCTGTTTATTATGTATTTTTGGAATTTCTAATATCGAAATGCCATACTCATTTAAAGTAGGAGTTACTAATGATGAAACTATATCCCAATAATCATATTTTTGAGCTTGAAGATTAGATGAAATTTCATAACAAATATACTTATCTTTAGTTATCGGAAAAAAATGTTCTGTTAGTTTGGGTTTTCCAATTTTTACACCCAAATCTTTTGCGTAAACTTCAGCTATATGACTCATATGATTTTACCTCTTTAATTTCTGAATTTAAAAAAATATTTATCTCATTTTTTATTTTAAAACGCTTGTCGTTAGTCATATAAACATCTCTAGCTAACTGAATAAATTCATTATCAAATTCTTTACGATTTTCTTTTTTTCTAATTCTATCTTCAATCATCCAAAGACATCTATTTATTTCATATAGGTTGGCCTTATATTCTATAATTTCATCTTTTTTTTCAATATTTTCATCATATAATTTTTGCAATTCAGACATTTCATATAAAATATGTTTTATTTTTTCTGAATCATGAGACCACTGTCTTTTTAGCTCTAGTATAGTTAGCTTATCAATTAGCTCGCCCACGGATATCGGTATATTAATTTTCATATAAATCAAATTGTGTCTTATCTATGCCATTATGATGGTAATTGTGAAAACGCTGGGTTCCATAGTGTGGTAAAAAAGCAATATCAAAATAACCTTTGTGATTTGATTTACCCTCTAAAAAATGTAAATTATCAATCCCTTCAGAATATGTTATAACTTTATGCACTGAAGGATGATCTTCTATAAAATCAAAAAATTCTGGTTTTGTAAAAACATAAATATCATAATCATCATAGAGTTCCTTAAGGTTACTCATTAAAGAGTTAATGTAAATAACATCGACAGCAGACTGAGGCATAACAACAGCTATCCGTTTGCCGTCATCTAAAAAATCTGATAAATCAGCACTTTTATTTTCATCCCATTCGAAATCGTAATCAATATCTGGCATTGAATCGAGAATTAATTCTAGTTTTTTTCCTACAGATTCTGTTGAGTAATTTTTAATAGTCCATTCCCTAGCTTTTTTACCAATTTCAAGACGTTTGGTATTGTCCATTTTCCAAACTTTTTTTAATTGTTTTGCAATACTAGAAGCATAAGTAGAAGCTTTTATAAATTGAGTTCCTGGCTCTCTATACTCAGCCCAATCAAGCGGTAAACTACATGATTCTAAAGTTGAAGAGTCTTCTCCGCAGGAGTAATTTGTTACCAATGTAATGAGTTCTGCCATTTTAGCTTCAAAAATTGGTATTTCCATACCGCCACTAGTAAATGGGTGACAGTAAACATCCATAATGTTATAAATTTCATTAAGTTGCTCCTCATTAACGCCAGAACTTACATTAGTTGTGTTTAAAGATTTTTCGGTTCCACAAAAAGGACAAGTCTGTTCTTGTCCTGTAAATGAACGAATTTCATACTGACTACAAGCAGAACAAAAATAAGTCGTTAGGATATCATCGTTATTTAAATTCTTTTCCTTTATGAGCCTTGGAATATCCCAACCCTCAGACCAATGAGTATGAAGTAAAAGTTTAGCATTTGGACAATCTTTTTTAAAAAGTTTAAATCCTTCCATTATATTTGGAACACTTTTTCTTAATTGATTTCTGAAAACAAAACCAACTATAAATTCATCAGATAAATTAAATTTTTCTCTTAGTTCTTTTTTTTGTTTGTTTGGTAATTTAAAAAAATCTTCCGTATCAACGCTACCATGAAGAGTTTTTACATGATCAAAACCCATTTTTTTAAGGTCTCTTTCTGCAAAAGAAGCCCAACAGTAAAAATTTTTTGTTTTAGGCGCGGCATCAATAGCTTGTGGTAAAATAGGTTGACTATCTAATGTAGTCCAAATCATATGATTTATTTTATCCCACCAAGGCTTCTCCCAGTAACCCCCGAAAGCCCAAATATCTTCAACACCTAAATAAATATCTGGTTTATATTCTTTGATTGCTGCATCAATACATTCAGCCCCATAACCAGCGGAACGAGCTTTTTCTGGATTTTGATTTAATTGATGTAAAACTGCAGGATTATTTGGCAAAGAGCCCTGAGCTTTCCATGGTCTAAGCTGTAAAGATTGATCGCCCCAGCTTAGACCATTAGAAAATTCTATAACTTCATACTTGCCTGTTTTATGCAAATAACGAAGAATATTTTTAGCGTTTTTGCCAAAACCAGTAAAAGCTTTTGCAGAATTAGAATGAAAAAGGATTCTTTTCATTAGTAATTAAAGTATTTAAATAAAAATAAATCAAATAATCCTTTAAGTGTTCTGGCTTCACCTAATTCAACGCCCATGCCAAATTTTAATGTAGTATTCTTTGTTACACTAAAAGAAAAGGCTTTTTGACCGTTTTTCTTTGTGTAGGGTTTGAATGAAATTTGTGTTTTGTCTTCGTTATAAGTATGATATGCAGAAAAATCAGAATATTTTTCAATTGCATTTAGTATAGCACCAACTTCATTTTCATTAAGTTTAAAATAAATATTTTTTTCTGGATCTTTGGAATTTTCACTAAATGATCCAGTTTTAGTTCTATCATTCCATTTAGCTTGTTTAATTGATTGAACCAACAAGCTTGGTTTGGTTTTTTTACCATCTTTATCTGTTTCTATAATCTTAAAAGAAAAAGCGCAGCCACTGTTCGATGAATTTGGTTTATAAATATCATATTGCTTCATGCAGGATTATAAAATAAAAAGTGTAACATTCTATGTATTAATTTAAAATTTTATGCCATATTTAACTCATAACCTGCCAACTTTCACATGTTTTATTAGAAACGAATATTTATATAACCACAAAAAAGGGCACGGAGATTATACAATGTGCGATGTTCACTCGGTTACATCGATAGAAAAAAGAGTTCCATTATTTGAATGTTACTTAGATAATGGAGTAAACTGGACTAGAAGACCAATTACAGCACTATGCTGGAAAGAATGTGATCCAGTTCCATTAGAAGAAGCCATGTATTGGGATTGTTTCTCTCCTTATGTAGATGTTGGTGTAAGGTCTAGATTAAAAGGTCTAAGGGGTATGCTAATTACGCCATCAAACAAAAGAGAATGGGGCGAGTACATGTTTACTATAGATTGGGGTTGGGAAAACAAAGCAGTGCTTGATACTAATTTTTCTGAGCATCCAGAGCATAAATGCGCTCACTTGTTCAAAATGGAAAATGGAAATTTTTATGCTTATCCAAATAACAGAATTGTTTGGCATGACGATGCTTGGGTTGAAAAACCATTAAAGTCAAATCCTGGATATCAAATAGATCAAAATTTTTACAGTGTTGAAAATAAAAGAATTAAATACACGGACAATTCTTTTATGACAGAATTTACTGATTTACATTATACAGATAATAAAGAAAAATAATCTTCATATTTTTTTGTAATTCCATCAATGGTATTAGTTGAAGTATCAATATTTAAAAGCACTTCAAAAGCTTTTTTATTATCTGACCATTTTCGACCAGTCCAAAACTCAAAACCACTAAAATAACTTTTGTAAAAAGAGTGTTTTTCATAACTTGGTCCGAGATAAACATTTTTTAAATTATTTTGTATTGCAAAATCTATTTCAACATAAGTTGAATATTTACCAATCGCCAGTTCTGGTCTTTTATAGTCCCAACAAAATTGATGTGATATTAAATTTGAACCACAAATTTCTATAACACTAAATGCTTCTTTATGATAGATTAAAAATAAATCATTTGAATTATTATAAGATTCTAAAAAAGAATCCTTATCCATAAAATCTTTAAATTTTTTATACTCTACATATTTTTTATAAATAGAATATAATAAATCAAAATCTGGATTTTTAGTTATCTCATAACCCATATGCGCATCATAAATTTTTTGCCTTAATCTTTTTTCGCTTTTTGATTTTTTATATTTTGATAAGTTTATTCTTGATTGTCTACTTTGATACCAGATTATTTTATTTTGTTCTTTAAAATTTGTGTTTTGACTATACCAAATATTAGATGGACACCAACCAAGTTCTAAAGCCATATCATATTCAGATTTTTCAAAAGTAGCACTTACTAAAGAATGTATAAAGTCAGTATTTGCCTGTTTACCGCAAATATGATCAAAAAAAATATTCATTAAAATTAAACTTTATTGGTAAAAGCAACATTAAAAATTTTATCAACTTTTTTAATATCGTCACCCAAAATTTCTTTTATATCGCTTCTTAAGTGATTATATCTATCAAAATTTTTATATAACTTTTCTGAGTTTTTATTGCCCAATGTAAGTAAATGAAACAATTGATCAGTAAAAATATCTAAAAATATAATACACCTATTAACTTTTTCTTTACATCTGTACTCATTTATAAAATTAAAACTATCAACAGAAACTATTCTACTCATTTTAACATAACTTCGTAAAAATGTATTTTCAATTTGTTCGCTTAAATTAAAACCAAATTGAGATGAAATATTTTTCAAACTCAAATGAAGATCAGCTGCATAACAATTTTCAAAATTTATGCACTTAAATATATCTCTAAAAAGTATTGTTGAATTTCTTAATTCAAAATTACAAAAAACTAAATTTTCTTCTTTATAATTATCACTAATATATTTATTTATTTTTTCCAAAATTTCCTTTAATTTTTTAAAATTTAAATTAAAATAGTTATTTAAATCTAAGATATCTTTTTGTTCAATTTCTGATTCTAGATCAATAATAGAATTGTTAAAGTCTAGTTTGGTTTGTAAATTTTCAATTTTTGAAGAATCTACTTCATGTATTGCATCTATAAATGATGTAAATAAATCTATATTTTGAAAGATACAATTTTGAGATATATTTTTAACACTATCTGCAAACTCGAATGAAGTTATTAAATAACAAAAATCACCTTCTTTAAATTTTAAAGCGGTTGGCGATAACAAATTTGGATATTTTTCGTTAACTAAATTTAAATTTCTATATTCATTTTTTAAGATAAACGAAAATTCTGAATATAAAATTTTAATAACATATGATTCATTACCTATATCAACCCTAAAAGAATCATATGCATATTTGGAATTTATTTTCTTTATATCATCTACATTTTTTTCAAATTCCTTTAAAAAAATATCTGTTATCAACTCTTTTTCCGAATCTTCAACATCACAAAAATTTTTTGAAACATCAAGATCCAAAATCGGTGCATCTAAAATAGCCTTTTCCATAATATATATTTACACAAAAAAGGCGGTATTTCTACCGCCCTTGTTTTAGATCTTCGTTGAACCCATAGACAAATTCTTTAAACTTGTCTTAGCAAGTTTTCTTGTCTCTTGAGCGTTTCGATCTCGAATAACGACATATTTAGGTGTCTCACGAATGAATTGGGCATTCATGATTTCTCCTTGTTTCGTCTCGACGCCAAAAAAACGTCCGCGACTAACCAACATTGCGTTTACTATTTTCTTTTGTTTACTCATAATTAAAAACCTATTTTGCCTTTTAAGGGTATATTTTTACCATCTTTAATATTTTCTTTTGAAGTGTTTAATTTGTTTGCAAATATAGCATAAATAGTATCCATGTCAACACAAAAAATCTTCTTGCGCATTTTTTTGCCCCATTTTTCTATAATTTGTAAATATTTTTTTTCAAATTCTTTAAATTCTTCGCTATTTTGAAATTCTGGGTTGTAAAGTTTATTTTCCATATCTTTGGCTTTTTGGGGTCGAACTATATTAATTTTTTTAGTTTTTGCTCCAGATTCATCCAATATATCAAAAGCCTTATCTGGAAATTTTTTATCAATTAAATAAATTTCACAAAGATCAATTATTTTTTCTATAACATTGTCTTCATATTTAACTCCATGAAATTTTTCATATGATTTTTTTGTATTTAAAATTAAAGATAGGGTATCTTCTTTTGACGGTTCACTTATATCTATTTTTTCAAAACGTCTGTTTAGTGCCGTATCTTTTTTGAAAAACTTATCATACTCATTTTTTGTAGTTGCACCGATACAAGATATATCACCCCTAGAAAGACAGGGTTTTAATATATTAGCAAAATCCATACTTCCTTCCGAACTGCCAGCCCCAACTATATTATGTATTTCATCTATAAACAAAATATAATTATTATTATTAGAAACAATATCTAAAATGTTTTTAATTTTTTCTTCCATTTGGCCTCTATAAATTGTTCCAGCTAAAACTGAATTTAAATCAAGGTTTAAAATTATTTTATTTAAAAGTAAATCTGGACATTCTCTTTTAATAATTTTTTCAGCAATACCCTCGATAATAGCAGTTTTTCCAACACCCGCTTCGCCAACTAATATAGCATTACTTTTATTTTTGCGAAGTATAATTTCAAAAATTCTATCTATTTCTTTTTCTCTACCAAATATTTCAAAATCACCTCTTTTTAAAATTTTTTCATTTATATTTTCACACCAATTACTAATTTCTTGAGTTGGTGCTTGTCTAGTCGGCGCTTGCATCTGTGCGGCACTAACTGGAACAGAATCTTTTGGAACTCCATTTTCTACAACATCGATTAAGCTGTTTATAAGTGCATCTAAATTTATTTCAAGAGATTTTAAATATTCTGATATTTCTTCTCCAGTAATTAAAATAGACAATAGTATATGATCTATACCTATAAATTCATCATTAAAATGATTAGCTTTTAACCTTGACATATCTAAGATGTCTAAAATTTCTGGAGCAAATATTTTTTTCTTTCTTTTTGGTTCTTTGTAGTTATATAAAGCATATTCTATAGTTTTTATGAAACCTTCTTTTAAGATGCCGTTTTTGTCTATAACATAATCAATATTAACATGATTAAATTTTAAAATTGATAAAAGTAAGTGCAAATCAACAACTTTTAAGTGCTTGAATTTTTTTGCAATATTTTGCGAATCTGTTAAAGCTTTTTTAGCAGATGGAGTTAAGTTAAAAGATGATAAATCCATTATTTTATTTCAGATAATTTAGTATATATTTTTTCATCAAGAATGGTTAGTTTTTCACCAAATATAATGTCATCACCTTTACTTCCATAAACAAATATGATTTCACCTTCTTTGGGTTTCTTCCCACCATTGTTAAGATATTGCTCTAATGTAGCAGATCTTCGATTATTTGCAAGCATAAAATTAACTTTGCCAAAATCATCTTGAACTTCTGCTCGCATATATTTATTCCCAGAGCGACTTGTTCTTGATACACAATCTGTAACAACCCCTACAAATTTAACCCTGTCATTTTCTGGAATTGATTTTAATTCTAGACTATTGTAAAGATTAGCAGAATTTTGAAAAACTTTTTTAATTTCTGTTGAATGACTATATCCAAGATACTTACGCTCAAAAAACCAGTTAGCAAATTCAAGATGTTTTTTGTTTTTTTCATAAATTTCTTTGTAGCCTGAGTACCTCTTTTTAAATGTCTCAAAACGAGAAGGTTTCATTATTGGCTTGCCATCATCTGACACCAAAGAGTGTTTCACAATTTGGTGCAAAGTGTTTAAAACATCAAAGTTATATTTTTCTCCAAGTTGTACAACATTACGTTTTTCTCTGTCAGTAAGTATGTTAAAAGATTGAGCTTCTAAGACTAGACGACAACGATTGGGTAAATTTTGTAAGTTTTCACAAAAAGAATCCATCATGCCACCTTGTATAAGGCCAGATAAAACACCGATATTAATACCGCATTGTTTAGCGGTTATAAATATATCATATTTATTTTGATTAGACTCTTGGGCTTTTCGAAAATCTACAAGACTTTCAAGAGTTTTTTCTGATACACCTTTAACACTGTTAACGCCAAAACGTATGTTGTTATCTTCAATATTAAAATTAATATCAGATTTTGATAAGTCTGGAGGTAAAAGTTTTATATTAAATTGACATAATTCTTGGCTAATTAAAGCTATTTCTGCATGAGAATCTGGCTCGTGCTTTGTCATTTTAAGCAAACTTAGGAAAAATTCTTTTGGATAATTAAACTTTAAATAAGTTGTGATTGCCGCAAGGATTGCATAACTAATTGAGTGAGACTTATTGAAAGAGTAATTTGCTGAGTCTTCTGCAACCTTCCATAAAACTTCTCCAACTTCTTTATCTAAATTATTTTGATCAATTTTTTGTTCAATCTTTGCTTTCCATGCTGGCATTTGGTCAATTTTTTTCTTGCCAACAATACGTCTAAGTTGTTCCGCTTCATCAAGCGTAAATCCAACCTTTACAGCCATTTTCATTAACTGCTCTTGGTATAAAGGAATACCGCCAGTATAAGATAAGATATCATCAAAAAACTCATTAACGGATTGAAACTCTCCGCTGGATATATAATCGCTATC